GGGCGCGTGAGATTTTGGCGGCGTTGGAGCAGTACGGCTATCTGGCGTATCCGAACGGGCGAAACCACCCGGACGGGGCCTGTCCCACGGCGAAGGGGCGGGCGCTGTTTGGAGCGCTGTAGGTGGTGGGGTGGTGGGTGGGTGGGGGACGTCCCACCCACCCACCTGGGGGATAGAACAGGGGGTGGGGGAGTGGCCAACGTTGGGGTAGCGGGGCGGCACAACACGTCACGAGTCGAGCAGCTCGATGCACGGATCCAGACGACGGCGATCAATCCGCGAAGCAAAGATGGACGGATCCAGGTTCTGACGACCGTACGCTATGCGGCGGCGTCTCTGCAGTGGGACCTCGGTCGCCGCATCACATGGGACCAGTTGCCCGGCGATGTGCGACGGATCGCGCGCGGATGGGGCGAGCTTTTCGACCTGGTCGCGTCCGTGGTCCAGGAACGGCCCAAGCGGACGAGATGGATGCTAGACCTATCGGATGTGGATGGACAGGAGTGGACGCGGGGGGCGATCGAGACGATGGTCTACTCGATCGCCCACGAGTTGGAGCTGACGGTCAAGATAGTCCAGCGAGACTGATGAAGGAGAACAACGATGCTGAAAACTCTACGTGTTGGGCCGATCGACTACGACGTGACGTTCGTGCCGCGGCTGCAAGCCGACGGCGAGTCGGTCAACGGGTACATTAGTCACAACGCGTGTACGGTCGAGGTAGATGCAGAGATGGCGCCACAGACGCGCGCGGTCACGGTGTGGCACGAGACATTGCATGCCATCCTCGTGCAGTCCGGGCGGGTCAACGACCATGACGAGGAACTGATCGACGCGATTGCTTATGGGATCATCGGGGTGCTCAGGGATAACCCTGAGTTGCGGGATGTCACCCTCCACGTCTAGCCGTCGGCCACGGCTCACGAAGCAGGTTCGGGACCGGCTGCGGCGCTTGCTCGATATGGAGTATCGACCAAGCGAGATCGCGGACGTTTTGGAAGTACATAAGGACACGGTCTTGCGCGGATGGGTGCAGGCGGGGCTGCCGCACCGGCGGGATGACTCGGGCGCAGTGTGGATCAACGGTGTGGTCCTTGCTGCGTGGCTGCGGCAACTGATCCGCAAGTCGCGGGTCAAACTCGGCCCAGCCGAGGCATATTGCCTGCGCTGCGGTCGGGCAGTGACAGTGTCACCTCCGATCGTCCGTGAGCGAGTGCAGCACGCGGTCCTCGTTCGGGGGACGTGCGCGCAGTGCTCGGGTGCGGTGGACAGATTCGTGTCAGAGGATGACGCATGATCAATCGACGCAACTATGCCGACGTGCAGAAGCACCTCGAGTATCGTCGCGATATCCACCGCGATTCTCAAGGCACCCAGGACAATCGCTGGTCGGCGCTGCGGTTGCTGTTGGTCTGGGCGGATGAGACGCCATTGACCGAGGCACCCACGATCCGGCCCGGGTTTCCACAGTTCTTGGCGCAGCAGGTCCGGGATGGTGAGCATTTCTCTGCGTCGACGCTGGAGGGGATGGCGTCCGCAGCGCGATCGTTTTTCCGCTGGGCGGTCGTGGCCCACCCGCGTAGCTACAGAATCCCGCCCCTCTGGGTCGAGTCGCTGCAGGCACCGGACGTTCCCGAGACGGTCCAGGCGCGTGAGCTCTACACCGTCGACGACGTGCGACAGCTATGCTCGCTCCAGGATGAATCCCTCCGGGCGCAGCGGGTCATGGCTGCAGTGTCGTTGTTGTTCCTCTCCGGGATGCGCGCCGGCGCGTTCGTCACGCTGCCGATCTGCGCGGTCGACGTCGCCGGACGCGAGATTCGGCAGTGGACGTCGCTCGGCGTGCGGACCAAGAACAGCAAAACGGCCACCACCTACTTGTTGGGTATCCCGGATCTCCTGGAGATCGTCGCGGCTTGGGATGAGCGGGTCCGGGGCGCGCTCGACGGACAGTCGATGTGGTACTGCGCGATCGGCGAGGATGCGGACGGCGAGCGGTGCTGCGAGGCGGTACACACCCAGTCGCGGACACGCTCGCACGGACTGCGCAATGAGTTGCGATGGTTGTGCACGCAGACCGGCATGGATTACCTGGGGCCGCACCACTTCCGCCACGGGCACGTGGTGCATGCCGAATCTGTGGCCACGACCGAGGCGGATCGGGTCGCGATCTCGGCCAACGTGATGCACTCCGACCCGTCGATCACGTACCGGGTCTATGGCAGGCTGAAGGGTGACGACCGGCGCGAGCGCATCGGGCGTCTCGGCGGAGAGCCGTCCGCGACGACGCAAACGGAGCTGATAGCGCAGATAGAGGCGCTGTTGAGGCAGATGAAGGCGAATGGAGGCGGAGAGTGATCAATCGACCGGCAGTGCTGTACTACGGCAGCAAGTGGCGTATCGCGACGAAAATTATCCGATGGTTTCCGCCACATAAACTGTACTGCGAGCCATACGCGGGAAGCGGAGGGGTGTTGTTGCAAAAGGCCCCTTCTTTTCTAGAGGTTTACAACGATGCCGATCGCGCCATCGTCAACTTCTTCCGTCAGCTCAGGGAGCGGCCGGATGAGCTGATCCGGCTCATAGAGTTGACGCCACACTCGCGGACCGAGTTGGATCTGGCATACGAATCGTGTGATGATCCAATGGAGGGGGCGCGACGGTACTACGTGCGGGCATGGCAGTCCCGCGGAGCAAATGCGCGATGGCACTCTGGTTGGAGATACGACGTGTCTGGGCGGCGCGGAAAATCGTTCACGCGCAACTGGTCAGAGACCTACCATCTGTGGGACATCGTGCAGCGGCTGCGGTGCGTGCAGATCGAGTGCGGCGATGCTCTGGACGTGATCAGGCGTTTCGATGGACCAGAGACGCTGTTCTACGTTGATCCTCCCTACCCCCGATGTGTCCGCGCGCAGGGACACATCGTTGAGTATACGATCGAGATGAGTGGATCCGATGTAGAGGAAGAGCAGTCGGCACATGAGCAGTTGTCCACGATGCTGCATAGAGTAGCTGGGGGTGTGATCATCAGCTCGTACCATAGTGCGTTGTATGACGCACTCTACGAGGGATGGGAACAGGTAGAGATCGCGGCGCGTACGAGATCGAATGCCCAGGCGACTGAGGTGCTATGGCTATCCCCGCGGATTCAGGAGATGCGGTTACCGCTCTTTAGGCTGACAGATGACGATTGGCGGCGCGCGTACCTCGGTGATCCGCGAGTAACGAAGGAGGTCAAGCAATGAAAGGGCGAGTTCGACTCAGGGAAGCGTGGTGGCGTGCGCGCGACAGGTTGCGGCGCGACAGGCGAGACAACCGGGAAGTGCTGGGCTGGGCAGTGTTGGAGATGGAGACGAAGCGGAGGCAATCGAGATGAGTGATATGCATGTATATCCGCTTAGGTACCGAGCCCGGCGCGTAATCGAAATCGATCGGTGGCGGCGATTGTTGCTGTTGTTAGACGAGATAGAGAAACTGGTGAGCGCGTTTCGATGGTTCGGATATCACGAGGAAATCGAATGGACCGAGCCTATCGAGAGCATGAAAAAAGGTGCTTTGTTGAGGCTAAGTCTTCTCGAAGCTGAAGTCTTGCAGGAAGACGGTAAGTCTATGAAGGGGGCGTCCCATGTCGTGGTGGATGCTGAGAATGGATTATATGTTGAGTGAGGAACGTACTAAGCGACGGTGCTTGTCCTGGATTGAACTGGTCTTGGCGTTGGGGGCGCTCGCCGGTGTGGTGGCGATGGTGGTTCGCTGATGGGTATGGCTGCCCATCATCGAACTGGGTTAATGACGCTGCTTGGCTTCTTTGGCTCCACAGCAGTACTTGTATTTCTTGCCGCTTCCACATGGGCATGGGCCATTGCGCGCGATTGTGGGTTCTGCCTGATCGGGGGGCTTAGGAGCCAAGAGTGACGTTACGAAATCGGTGCAATGGATAGAGGGAAAACAGAATGACAACGTTGTTTTGCCGTCGGAATGGGTAACAGCGAAATCTCCCCCAGATATGATGTCCATGCCGATCAAGACATCGATATCGCCGCCCGGATCACCATCCGAGACGGATATGGACGAGATACATACGTTATTTCGCAGAACCATGCTGATCAGATACGTCGAGGAATCGAACTCACCATTGATACCACGGATGTGTCTGATTCCGGTAGTGGGGAACCCGCATTGATCGGCGATTCGTTTCGTAATGACCGTGTTGGTTGCACCGGTGTCCCAGATGGCCTGGACCTGGATAAATTGGCCCGGCTTTTCCCCGTTCTCCGGATTGAAGGGAGGGCCGATTTTCACCTGGGTAATCAGGTGACTGACGCGCCGATCGTAACGGAACGTGAATGCCTGAGGCACAGTTAGCGGTTGCAAATGTTGATAGCCCGATGGAAGATTTGCGTATAGGCATCGGGGCCAGGGGTACAGAGTTGAATGAGGAATGTCCCCGGCTTGTGTTGTTTGCTGGTCTCCTGAAACGCCTGAAACTCCGTGTCATAGGCTCCCAAGACCTGGTGATCCTTGATGACGACGACGCGACCGTTGTACTGCTCAACCAGTTGGGGCTGGTGGGTAAGGTAGTATTGAAACTCTTCATGAAGGGGCAGTTGTGTGGACATAACGACCTCCTGATGACTATATACTCATTATATAGAGGATTGTGGCGCGTGCGCGGTGGGTTTGGCCAAAGAGCGACGTTGACACTAGGCAATGTCACCCTATAATATAGGTAGGTCTAGGCAACCTACAGAACGCCATATCTGTTGTAACCAAGGGGATCGCGCGCAGAGCTCCCCGGTCACACGGCGTTCTGTTATGGTTGCCTAGACCTAGACAGATAGCGTGACCGGGGAGTTCTGCGTTTCACCAAAGGGAGGTTATGGTGGATGAGCAGGGCGTAGTGCTGGTTGCGGAAGCGCAAGAGTTGGAAACGGTGTTGTGGCGCGCGCTCGTGTCGCGTCTATCAGACGAAGACAAAACGTTGTTCGCGCTGTACCAGCTCCTCTTTCTCTACGAGAAGCTCACGTCCGGTCGGATGGTCGTGGGCGAGTTGTTGACGGCGGATGAACTCCGCGCCAACATGACGAAGACGCTCGACCAAGCCCGTATGGAGGTGTCGCGCCTCAGGCTTGAATCGAGCGTCTCGTCCCAGTAGACTGGGTAGTGGACCTGGTGGGATTCGAACCCACGACCCCCACAATGCCCTCATTCGAGCGGGTCCGAGTCCCAGTGGTTTGCAAGCCCCCGGTTATGCCGGGGGCTTCGCCTATAGAACGTCAGTTCTGTGCAGGCTTGATTACGTCATGAGGCTCGTTTATAATAAGGATGCATCTGGTAAATTGTGGCAGGGGGGCATTCGTGGACGCGATGACGGTATCGCAGGGCAGGGGGCGATGGAGTGTGAACCGGGCGCGTGTGGCGCGGATCATCGCATACCTGATTGCGAATCAGGACCGTCTCGCAGAGATGCCCAAGGGACAACTTACGTTTTCGTTTGCTGGGGAAACGGGGCTGACTGCCGAGGTCGTTGAGAAACAGGATCTCAGCCAGGTGCACTAGATCGATACCCTTTTCAAATGGCGAAGGCTCAGTCAGGTAGGGATGCCTGAGGCAGTGTCGCGGGGGAAGCGTACGATCCACTGACGATACCCCGGATAGTGTAACCGGGGGGTTAGCCTAATCAGCGCCCGGACTCAATCGAGTCCGGGCGCTTTTAGTTGTAGGAGGTAACCGTGAGCTCTGAGGTGATGGCCCTATTGGTCGAGATGTTTCAGTCTGTCGCCCGATCTGTCGCTATCGTCGTGTTCATGATCCTGGTCGCCGAGCGTCTTGTGGAGTTCCTCGAACCGATTTTCCATCCGGTGTTGGTGTGGTTGCAGACGACCCTGCGCCTGCCTGACGGGTGGATCACGATGGTGTTCTCCTGGCTCGTGGTGGGCGCCATTGTCGCGGCAACCGAACTCAACGTGTTCGCCCCGTTCATACCGCGGGTGTGGGTCGGGCGGGTGCTCACGGTGATCTTCTGCGGCGGCGGCAGCAACATGCTGCACGATGTCTGGCCGCAGCCGCAAGTGAAGGACGGCGGCGACTAATGGATTGGGGCACGACAATCCCGTACGTTGTCTCGATTCTCAGTGTAGCCGTCGCGATCGCGACGTGGTTGACATCAGCCAGCAAGTCCCAGGTCGAGAAACTGTGTGCCATTGTCGATGCCCAGGCGGACTACATTCTGCAGTTGGAGCGACGCCTGAAAGAGACTCGGCTCGTGGCCGACGGACAGGAGACGCGCATACAGGCGTTGGAGGGCGAGCTGCAGCGGGCGCAGGAGCAACTGGTCGTGCTCGATCGCGAAAACTGCCATTACCGGCGCATCCTGGAACGCGCGCGCATCAATGTGGATTCTGCTGAGGTAAACAATGGTTATTGAGTTGATTCCAAATGGATCGTTCGAGCGCGGGTGGACGGACCTGTTGCCGTACGGCTCGCTGATCAATCAGCAGTCGCGCGGTTTTTACACGTATATCCGGACCATCGGCACAAAACTGCTCAGCACCGGGTTCACGCCTGACGAAAATCCGCGCTACGAGACGGTCGCCGTCATTCCGGAGTGGATCAACAAACACGCGGATCAGTTGCCCCCAGACGAGCGGCTCGGCGGCGAGGGCGCTCTCATTCTCGACGGCGAGTGGACGAACAAACTATTTGCTGCTGGTGGCGCGTTTTCCGCGGATCTCGGCATCGTCGTCGTCGTGCCTATGTCCGGGACGGTGGACATCGACGTGCCGGTCGCGGTCCATGCACACGGGGACCCGTCCCCCGGTGCTGCCGTCTGGCGGTTGGTGGTCAACGACACGGCGACGCCGTGGCTCACGTTCAGGGGTGGTTTCGAGGATCGGGAGTGGCACACGGAGCATTACAGCTTGCACGCTGCGGCCGGGGATGTGTTGACCGTCGTGCGACAGTGCGAATCACGCGCGTTGGGTGGCATCGATTTTTTCTCGGACAACTGGCGGATCTGGCTGACGCCTGACCCCGACACTGACGCGGAACCGGAACCCGACGACGAGCCGGGCGTCGATTACGTCGTCAACGTGAACCTGGTCCCGCAGGATGCGACACTGGCGGAGATCGGCGCGGTCAACGCGCTTGTGCATGACAGTCGGGAGACCGTTCTGCAGAGTCACGACGATGCGTTGCGCCTGGTGCGCGGCGGTCTCCCTGGCTCCCGATTGACCGTATGGGATCCGGGACGGTGGGGCGGTGCCGCATTCATGGAGTATCTCGCGCAGCAGTGGCCGGGCGGACTGATCGAGACGGCAGAGATCCCGACCAATGGATCGGGGGAGACTGATCCGGAGGAGCCGGAACCAGAGCCCACGCCTGAACCGGGGGAGACGTGGGAGCCTACGTCGTTCATCCCCACCGGCACAAAGTTGGGCTGGCACGCAATCGGCAACTGCGGGCTGCCGCAGCTCTACGTAGACTTGCCCTCTGCGCCCACCATCAAGCTCGTCCAAGCTGTTTCGGACATCGCCACAATGCCTGCTTGCTACCCTATCATTCGTCTCATCGACTGTCAGAAGTACGGCAACATCGAATGGTTCAACTACGACGGCGACCCGGAAGCCCAAGCCGAAGCTCGCATCGACATCCTGAGCCAGTTGCTTGCACCGTACGCGGGACAGACATGGTGGACCGAGCCTATCAACGAGCAGGACATCAGAGATGCGGACCACGCTCCGGCCGTCGCCAGATTTGCCATCCGCTGCATGGAGGTGGCTCCCTCCTGGATGCGCTTGGCGCATTTCTCCTTTGGCCCGGGCAACCCATCCGACCTGGCGTTCTGGAGCCCGATAGCGGAAACCGGGGTGTTTGAGAAGATCGCCGAGCGCGGGGACATCATCGCTCTGCATGCGTACTACGACCACCGGGTCCCAAGTGATCTTGAGTGGTTACTCCTGCGCCATCGCTATCTGTACAACAACCACATCCTGCCGCGGCACTTGGATATCCCTCTTGTGCTCTCGGAGTGTGGCCCGTGGGAACACCTCCTGAAGGAGTCCGCGTTCGACCTCCAGGAATGGTGCCGGGTGACCGATGCCTATCTGGCGCAGGACCCCTATGTCGTGGGGGCTAACCTCTACACCGTGTCAGATGTCGCTGGGTGGGCAACGTTCAACACGGCATTCAAGGCGTTGTACCCGTGGTTCAAACAGTATGTCGCCAGTGTCGCGGGACGTGCCAATGGTTGAGTTGCGCCGCTACAGCCAGAACGACCCGCGGTGGTCGCAACTGGTCTACGCTGGCGGGGCCACGTTTGCGTTCGCCGGTTGCCTCGTGTGCTGCGTGACGATGATCGCATCGCTCGCGTATGCCGATGAGATCACGCCGGTGGAGGTAGCGTATCATCTTCGCCGTGCGAAGGCGTTTGCAGGGGCGTTGTTATCGCATCCCGACCGCATTTCAGTGGCGTTCAACCGGCTGCAGTGGGCTGGCGCAGTTCACTATCGCGACATCCTGGCCGACATGGGCGTGATTGCAACCGAGATCGCGACTTACGGCGCGGTGATCGTTGAGCTCAAGTGGAATCCGCGCAAGCCGCTCACGTATGTCGACAAGACCGGAGCGCATTGGAACCAGCATTTCGGTGTGCTGGTCGGCGTCAGCGACGACGCGACCGATGCGACGCTCGTCGACCCGTGGGATGGGGAGATGAAGCTGCTCAGTGAGTCGCGGTATCGATTGGATGGATGGGATGCCGCGCGGACAGTCTACGGATTGCGGCTCGTGAGGCCAGTACTCGAGTAGAACGATGGATGATCCGACCGGTTTCGACATCGCGACAATCGCGCCCCCGCTCCCAGGGATGGAGGCGGAGGTCGACGAGCTCTCGGAGGCGCAGTTACGCAGCCGCGAGGTCCGGCGTCTGTTCGAGACGCAGGCGGGCGCCGAGCCGTGGATGGCCGACTATTTCGAGTTGTTGGCGGAAGGATGGGACTGGCGGCAGGCAGTCTATATGTTGTGGGCTACACAACCTGCCGATGCGCGGAAACCGGCGACGCAGATGGAGCTGGCTACGACGATGCTGGGACTGCGGTCCGACCGCGTGATCCGGGAGTGGCGAGAGAAAAACCCGGCGATCGATGTGCGGATCCGGCAACTACAACTCTCGATGCTCACGAAGCATCGCGCCGATGTGCTCGCGACACTCGTCGCGATGGCCAAGACTGAGGACTACAAGGCTCACCAGGATCGTAAGTTGTTCCTGGAGATGACCGGGGATTACATCCCCAAGAGCGCGCGGGTGAACATCGCGTTACCGGCAACGCTAGACGACATTGCAATGGCAGACGAGGCGACGCTCCGGGCAATGGTGCGGCACGGCGCAGTGATCGATGTCGAAGCTGAGGACATGCAGGATGGCGAAACAGATCTTGAGCCGAGCTGAAGCTCAACGCGAGGCCGAAGCCGAATTGTCGCGTCGTGAGTTGGCGCGACGGTACTTTGGCGATTTTTGCAGGTACGTTTATCAAGGTTATCCAGAGGCCGAGCACTTACAAGCGCTGCACGCGTACCTCCAGGCGGTCGAGCGGTACATCGACACGAAAGGGCAAGAAGGGATCGGGCGGCTGATGGTGAACATGCCGCCACGGCACTGGAAGTCGACGACGGTCTCGGTCCTATTCCCGGCGTGGGTGCTCGGGCGGTTGCCCGACACGCGCGTGATCGTAACGTCGTACAACGGCAATCTCGCCTATGGTTTCAGCCGGCGCGCGCGGAATCACATACAGGACGTGCCATTTCAAAACCTTTTCGGCGAGCAGACGTTGATGGATGAACCGGTGGTGTTGTCTGAGGACTCTCACTCAATTGAGAGCTGGGATCTCGTCGGAAGCCGGGGCGGCATGATGGCTGCAGGTGTGGGTGGAGGGTTAACCGGAAAGGGCGCTAACCTGTTGATTGTGGACGACCCGCACAAGGATCGGCAGGACGCCGAAAGCGAAGCGTCCCGCAAGCAGAAGTGGGAGTGGTGGACCTCGACGGCGCGGACGCGGATGGAGCGTGGAGCCGCGGTGATCGTCATCCAGACGCGGTGGCATTCCGACGACCTGAGCGGCAAGCTGTTGGTGCAGATGGCGAGCGATCCTAACGCGGATCAATGGGTCGTGCTTAGCCTTCCCGCGATCGCCGAGGACTGGGCGATTGAGGTCGATTCCGTAGTGCAGCTTCAGTCCCTCAAGCAGGGCACCTGGAGGGGAATCGATCCGCTTGGACGGCACCCGGGGGATGTGCTGTGGCCGGAAGAGTTCCCGTTATCGTCGATGTTGCCGATCAAGGCATCCTCGTTGTACGAGTTCGAGGCGTTGTATCAGCAGCGTCCGCAGCGACGCGAGGGTGCGATGATTAAGGCATTCGATATCCGTCGCGTGCGACCCGACCAGGTTCCTGCGGATCTAAGCGAGGCGCGCTATTGGGATCTGGCCGTGAGTGGGCGCAAGTCCGCCGATTGGATCACCGGCGGGCGCGTGGGCTATTCGCGCGATGGGAAGCTATACATCCGGCATATGGCGCGCTTCCGTGGTCCGTGGACCGATGCCCGCCCGCGGATGCAGGAGGTGATGCTGCGCGATGGTCCGGCGATCCCCCAGGGGATCGAGACCTCGGGGCAGCAGGGCGGGTATTACCAGGAGATGAAGATCGACGAGCGCCTGCGGGGGCTCGTGATCAACCCGGTGAACCCGCAACAAGTGGGCAACAAGGAGGTCCGGGCACAGGTCTGGGCCTCCAGGATCCAGGATAATCTCGTGTTCATCGTTGACGATGGGACATGGGATGTCGACGATTTCGTTAGCCAGTGCGTGGCGTTCCCCAACGGCGCACACGACGACCAGGTCGATAGCGTCTCAGGTGGGGTGCAGATGATGGGGGGGTGGTCGGGGAGTCTGGCCGATGTGCCTCAGGACGAGAACACAGAGAGCGTGTGGGGCGCGCAGATGGGGATGATGGGCGCGATCGAGGGGTGGAACGTGACCGAGATGGAGCAACGACAATGAACCTGTGGCCATTCGGGAAGCGCAAGCCCGCAGAGGATCCCGCGGTCGGGTATCGTCGCGGCTACGAGAACGGCATCACCGACGCGACGGTCGCCCTGGCGCAGCAAAACATGGGTGAGCTCGGCGCGGAGGGGCTCGTGTCGTTTGCCGGGCGGGTCACGGAGCCCTATCTCGATAAGCTCCGGTGGCCCGAGGCATACACCACCTACGACGAGATGCGCCGCCGCGATCCGACATTGCGATCGATCATCCACGTGACCAAGCTGCTGGCGAAGACGACGGATTGGAAGGTAGAGACGGCGACCGACCAGCCCGGCGATCGCGAAGCAGGGGATTTCCTCGGCTCGTGCCTCGACGGCATGAGCCACACGATGGGCGATTTCGTCGACGATGCGCTGACGGCGATCCCGTTCGGCTGGTCATCGTTTGAGGAGGTTTACCAACGGCGCAGCGATGGGCGTATTGGGTGGCGCAAGCTGGCCTATCGTCGCCAGTCTAGTTTCCAGCGTTGGTTGTTCGACGACAACGGGGGATTCCAGGGATGGGTGCAAACCCCAGCTCCCTCGTATCGCGAGATCACGCTGCCGATCGACCGACTGCTCCACGTCGTACTCGAGCGCGACGGCAACAACCCGGAGGGGATGAGCCTTTTCGAGAGCGCGTACGAGTGCTGGCACTTCGTCGTCAACCTGCAGGTCATTTCGGGGATCGGCTGGCAACGGGCATTCGTGGGACTGCCGGTGTTCCGGTTCAAGGAGCGCCCGGCGCCAGGAGACGACGCGCTCGTGAAGGCGATCGGGCAGGGGCTGCAGGTGGGGGCCAAACAGTACGTCAGCACGCCGCAAAACATCGAGTTCGGGCTCGAATCGACAAGCAACAGCGGCGCAGATAGCTTGCTCAACACGATCCGGTTCTATCGCACGCTGATGACGCAGCTCGTCATGGCCGACTATATCCTGATGGGGATGGGCGGCGGTGGGTCGTGGTCGCTGGGAAGCGACAAATCAAGTTTATTTCTGATGGCCATCGACGGGATGCTCGACCGGATCCAGGACTGTTTCAATCAGTATGGGGTGCGACGGCTATTCGAGTACAACGCATTCACTGGCATGACGGCAATCCCGCGTGTATCGCACACCAAGGTCCAGAAAATCCGGCTCGGTGACCTGGGGGCGTTCGTGCAGCAGATCGCCAACTACATCCCGATGTACGAATCGGATGCGGTGTGGCTGCGAGAGCAGGCGGGGATGCCGCAGCCGGCGGCGGACGCAGAACCGCTGGAGAAACCGGGCGCGACGGCGCAAACGACGCTGCCGTGGCAGTATCCGGCAGAGCGGGCTCCCGTCGGGGAGGCGTCGGAGTTTCAGGAGGCCACACCCAAGCCTGAGGACGACGTCGAGGGCCTCGACGATCCGGCGGATGCGGTGAAGGTGAGCGCCGCGGAGGAACTCCGCGCGGCGATTGCGGCGTATTTCGCCGGGCTGCGCAAACGGATCGTGGCTACGGCCACGGCGGAGGATAGCGATGCCGGATCTGCCGTTTGATTTTTGGGAGAGCGAGCGGCGCATCCTGCTGGCGATCCTGCTGCCGCGGGTCGAGCAAATGACCATCGCCGGTGCCGACATGGCCATCGCAGGGCTGGCGACTGTGGGAATGGCGTTTGACAACGCTTTGGCCCACGAGCCCGCGGCACGATGGGCGCGTGAGTATACCGACCAGGTGTTGGATCAGTTGGGCACGACTACACAGGGCAGCGTGGGCGAAGTGCTCGAAAACTGGATCACGCAGGGCGGCACGCGACAGGATCTCGTCGACGTGCTCAAGCCGATCCTGGACGACAACGAGCAGCGGGCCGATCTGACGGCGGTGACCGAATCGACGCGGGCATTTGCGCAGGGCGCAGCGATCACGTATCTCGCGGCAGGCATGCCCTCGGTGAGCTTCGCCCCTCCCGGGCATCCGGGATGCCGTTGTTGGTTGAGGCCGGTGTACCTGAAGAGCGGGGAATGGGTCGTCGTCTGGTCGACCAACCGCGACGAAGTAGTCTGCAAACGAAAGATCGACACACCGTGGGGCATCGTCGAGGGGTGCCGTGACCTGCACGATGTTGTGGTGAGTGAGGGAGCGTACCTGGGGCAGCCCCTTGGTAAGGTAAAGTAATCATGGCCAAGGTTCTCGAAATCGAGGGGATGGATGAGCTCCTGCAGGCGCTTCGTGACGCTCCGGACGATGCCGTCCCGTTCGTGCGAGAGGCGATGCTGCAGGCCCTCGGGCTGATCGAGGGTCCGGTCAAACTGTATCCGGCCGCGACAGCGGCTAACAGCTCGGCAAACGAGCGATGGTATCAGCGCGGATTCGGCCCGAAATGGCGAACAAAAGCCGGTGTTGTCCATGGTCGGCGTACGTCGGAGCGATTGGGGTCTCACTGGGTCAGTAAGTCCACGGTCTATCGCAATGGGGTGCAGGTTCTGGGCATTACCGGTCCAGTCGTCGAGGGGATCGTGGGGAACAACGTCAGCTATGTCATGGCCGTCCAATCGCAGGAGAAGCAGGCGCGCTGGCACCGCGCGCGCGGGTGGCCGGTGCTGGAGACCGTCATGGACGACGTCGAGGATGACGTCTATCGCGTGTTCGAGACCGCGGTCGATCGCTGGGTCGACCGTTTCAACCAGGGGAGGTGACTATGCCGTATTCAGGGACTGACGATGAGACACTTCCGGAGAACGTGCAGGCGTTGGACGCCGAGTCGTGCGCGGCGTGGGTGGAGCGGTGGAATGCGACATACGACGACTGTATGGCCGATGACGGCGCCGCCGAGAGTTGCGAGACGCGGGCGTTCGCTGTGGCGAATGCCATGATCGAGGATGACGCTGGGGATGACGATGCCGCAGATGGCGGGGATGACGCCGAGGCCAGCGCCGCGGCATTCTGTTTCGTCGAGCTCGGCGAAGGGCGACCGGTCGAGATCCTGCGGGTCGGTGAGTTCACTGATAGCAACGGTCGCGCCGTCGAGATCACGGTCGAGGACCTGGACAGCTACGTGGCCAATTTCGCGGCGGGCACGGCCGGGCAGGATGTGCCGTTCGATATCCAGCACGAGCGGGCTGAAGCCGCGGGGTGGCTACGAGCGCTCTGGAGAGAGGGTGAGCGGTTGCTGGGGCTGCCCGACTGGAATGCGATGGGTGAGGAGCTCATCAAGGGGAAGGTATACCGCTACCTGAGCGCCACGATCGACATGGTGGCGAAGGTAATCAAGTCGGTAAGTTTGGTCAACTTCCCGGCGGTCAAGGGATTGGCACCCCTAGAGCTGTCGGAGGGGATCTACACCTGGGGTAACGGGCAGGTTACGCTGTCCGGCTACCTGCAGGCCAATCTCCACCAGCATTTCACGAATGTGGCCGATCAGATGGCGATGGCCGGGATGCTGGATGTGGAGCAACGGAAGGGGTTGTCCGCCGCCATTGGGGCGGCGCTAGAGGCATTCGCCGGGGCGATGGGCGATCTGGGTGAGACGCTGATCACCGCACCGGAGTTCGGGCCGTACTACTACCAAGAAGAGGAAGGAGATACCGAGATGGCAGGACAGCAGAACACGAACGAGGCCGCCCTCCGGGCCAAGATTCGCCAGGAGTTTGAGGCGGAGCTGGCGGCACAGAAGGCGCGCGAGACCAAACTGCGTGGCGAGGTGCGCACGGAGGTCGAGGCTGAGATGACCGCCCGCTTCGAGCGGCGCGCGAAACTCGTGGAGTTCGCCGAGGCCCTCTGTAAGGGCGATCGGGCGCTCAGCAAGACGCCCGCGGAGATCGTGACGTTCCTCGAGGCGCTACCCGTGGACCAGGTCGAGGCGGCCCAGGCAATGCTGCAGGCGAAGGTGGTTCCGTTGACGGAGCTGGGCTCCGGCAGCGGGGGTCAGCCCCAGGGCACCAAAAAGGCGCTTCCTGAGGAGTTTGCGAGCATGCTTCGCAAGGGCGAGCTCAAGCTGGTCGATTTGGCCGACCCCGTGCTGCAATTGGGCGCGCTGGATCAGTACGATCTGGCTGAGTTCCAGAAATAACCAGTCGATGTATGACTGGCAATCTTAGATAGGGAGGGACACGATGACTGCACTTTCTGCAAATGCGCAGCGTCCCGTCCGGATTCCGCCGGGCGGGTTGAATACGGCGGTGGTGGCGCTCGCGGGCTACACCAATCACACCGCGGCCTTTACGGTGTATAAGGGCGCGGTGCTCATGAGCGATGTCAGCATCCACGATGGGTACTTCGCGCCGAAGGATGCCAACACCGGCACCGGTGACATTCCGGGTGGCATCGCAGCCGAGAAGGTGGTGATCGCGGCCACGGACCTGACCGATGGCCTGAAAAAGGTTACCGTCTACCGCAACGGCGTCTGGGGATTCGCCAAGGGCTCGCTGGCGATCACTGATATCGGCGCGCTGGCCTACGCCAGTGACGACAACACGGTCACGACCACGGACACCAACAACCTGCTCATCGGTCGTATCGTCGACGTCGATGCCACCTATGCGTGGGTGGACATCGAGAATCACTGGATGGTGCCGATCTCGTAATCGGCGTTAGTCACTAGAACAAAGGGAGGGACATTCGATGATCACTCGTACTGACATTCTTGCGCATCTGGAGCGCAACGCGCGCGGCGGGTTTCTGGCGGCGATGAAGGCGTACACACCGCTGCGAGCTCCGTTCTGCGGGCAGACTCCCTCGGACGGGCCCTTCGAGATCTACGCGGATCTCGGAGCGGTGCCGTGGCCTGGACAAAACGGCGGGCAGGGCGGCAGTCAGGGAACCGACGGGAGGATCGGCGCCGAGCAGACCTCGGGACTGCATGAGGGTGGACCGATCACGGTTTTGGGCGGCAACGAGCGCTCTATTGTCGTGTACAACGACGATTGGAACATCCCCATCGGCGTTTGGCACAATGCCATCAACGATGGCAAGGCGTCGCTTGAGCAATGGGCGCGCAACGCTGGGAACAGGTTCCAGCAGCATCAGGACTATCTCGCCTTTGCCGCGCTCAACGGCGGTGATGGAACGACCTACGGTAAGTGTTACGATGGGCTCTATTTCTTCAGCAACTCGCACGTCGACAAGAACGCCCAGTACACAACCGTACAGGACAACCTGAACGGGCTGGCCCTGAGCCTGGACAACTTCGAGACCGTGCGCGTGGCAGCGGCTGCGTTCAAGGACGATCGCGGGCAACCGTGCGGTTTCGATCACAGCCTGCTCGTGCACTCGGTCAATCTGGAGCGCGTTGCGGCGCAGATCGTGAGTAACCGCGAGGCATACGATACCGCCAACCGTGAGATGAACCCCTATGCCGGGAAGATCACCGGGCTGAGGGCACCGGGTGGCTACGTCGACAGCACTTTCTGGGCTATCGTCGATCCCAGCCAGCCCCAGAAGCCGATCAACATCCAGCTGCGGCAGGCTCCAGAGCTCGTGTTTTGGGACGACCACACGCAGGGCAACGGTGTGCGGTACTACAAGTGGGTCGCGCGCTACACCGTGTTCTACGGTGATTGGCGCCTGGCCAGCATGGGCAACTCGTAACCCGGAACAGAGCCGAGGAGGCTGACATGAGCAAGGAACAGTGGGAGAAGGTTGCCAGCATCGTGCTTTCGGCGGCGCTGGCGATCCTGGCAGTCCTGGGGTGGGTTGTCAAACCGGTCGTGATCGAGATCGAACAGCAATCGAGTGGCGGGTTCTCGACGCAGAGCCTCACGGGTACAGGAGGCGACTTCGACGACATCACGGCGGACAGCGTTGACGTTTCCGGTGATGTCACGATCGGCGGAACGCTCTCGGTTACGACATGGGTGACGGAGTCCACCGATCTGGCGCTGACTGGCGATTTGGCGGTGGGCAACGGCACGCCGACGATCGCGCAGGATGGAGAGGATGCGTATGTCGAGGGACAGCTCGAGGTCGACGGTGAAGCGCAGTTCGACGGCGCGATTGATGCCAACGGTGCTGTGGCGATCGACGGCGGGCAGACGAACATCGGCGGGGCTACGGCGGACGTGGCCGACGGGGATAACGATCTGGTTGTGGCGGGCGTGCTGGAGGTGGACGGCGAGACCGAGCTGGATGGTGCGCTCGACGCAGACAGCACGGCGAACATCCAGGGCATGCTGACGTTGCAGGCCGGGCTCACCGGAGCTCTCAACGTCGAAAGTGTCGTGTACCCCAGCGTCCTGGCCGTTCCGATCACGTATACCGCTGCCGCGGGCGGCAGCGGGGTCGTGGCGACGATCACCGACGGCGAGATCTGGTTCGTCCACAAGGTTTTCGTCCGTACGACAACGTCGTTCGCCTGCACCGGGGATGACTGCACGTTGGTTGTCGGCGACGGCAACGATGCCGATGGGTTCTTGGCACTCGCGGACGCCAGCATGCAGAGCACGTTTACCGAGGCCACGGGTTTTGCCGCCGGGTGGGCGGGGATCGAGAACGGTTCGGCGGGCGCGTATACGACCGACGACGGCGGGCCATTCGTGTATGCCCCATCGGGGGCCGACGAAACGATCGACTGGCTACTCGATGAAACCTCGGACGAGACATACGCTGCGGGGGCGGCTACCATCTACGTCATCTATACCCGGATTCAGTAGGAGGCGGGGCAATGATTCGAGCGACGACGATTCGGGTCACGACCACGGGGCAGGACGCCTCGGCGACGGGGACAGGATACAGCGCCAGCCCGATTAATGGTGAGCTGTTGGCGCTCGCCATCAACTGGCACGCCAGCGCTCCCGACACGTCTGACATCGCCGTCACCGTCGAGGCCGACGACGACCTGCCTGCCGTCAGTCTGTACGCCAAAGACAACGCAAACACAGACGCGACGGCCTATCCGCACGTGCAGGCAACGGATGTGGCAGGAAGCGCCATCAGCGGCGTATACGATCGCATCCCCGTCACGGGGCGCATCAAGGTGGCGGTGAGCGGGTGTAATGCACTCACCAACGCCGTCGTCGTGACGGCGTACGTGAGGGACTGATGGCGATCGGTGCACATAGCTATGGATCGGTGGCCGAGGTCGCGGCGTTGACGCCGCGGTATACCAACGCGGGCAGTTATGACGCGACCTCGCAGCCGACGCTGACCCAGGTCGAGAAACTGATCGACCGTGTCAGCGCATCGGTCAACGTGATCCTCGCTCAAATGGGGTTTGCGGTGCCGGTGACGCAGGCCGACGTCAAGCTGATGCTCGACGATTTCGTCGTCGAGCAGGTGGTGCAGTTGTGCCACAGCGCACACGGTGCGGGTCCGTTCGCGCCATCGTCAGAGCAACTGCGCGTACGCAGCGCGTTTCGCGTCATCACGGACGAGGCGCGCGCGTTCATCGAGGCGAGCGCGACCGGTATCGAGAACCTCGGCGCCACGCGCACCTACGGGGGTGTGTATGGGCTGGCGGCGACGCTGGTCGACGACGATGACGAGACGCTCCAGCCGTTCGCGGATTTCGATCCGGGAACGGAACCGATCCGCGGCGTTTTGGTGGGTGACGAATGAGCAGTGCGTCGGTCCAAACCGCTCTGCAGACGCTGATCAGGGCATTGGCGAGCTTCGATGACGCCGATGTCACGCTGGGTAACTGGCTCGTGCTCGATCGGGGCAGCGCTCCGTATGCGGTCATCTACCCGGGCCCCTTCGAGATCGTCGACGTGAGTGATGACGGAGCAGTGGTCCTGATCCGCTGGCAGCACTACATCGAAGTTTTCGCCAAGTGGGATCCGGACGGCTATGCGAGTATCACGACAGCGCGCGCTGCGGTCATGAACCAACTGATGATCTACCCGTCGTTGAACGGGCTGACAGGCATCCAACGGGCGCTGATCCGCGACGGCAGCGAGATCCGCACGCTCTACGCGGAAGACGCTCAGCAACCGAGCTTTCACTTCGTGCGGCTGACGCATTATGCCGACGAAGAGATCCGTCTCTCAGGCCAGGGAGAGTATCGATGATCGACGCAGACGGTCCGCAGGTCTACTGGGCGGTGCTGTGGGAGCGTACGAGCCCGTTTCAGGCGAGCGATGCGCTCCTGGATGTGGCGGCCATCTGTGTGCAACACGGTTATGTGCGCATCGCCGTGCCGTACATGGCCGTCGACGACGCGCGCAACAAAATCACCGAGGTGTTCCTGGCCCAGTCGAGCAACCCGGAGGACACGCTCGTGATGCTCGACAACGATCACGCACACCCGCACGACGTGGTGACCGCGTTGGCCACCAGACCTGAGGGCGTTGTCGGAGCGCTGGCATTCCGGCGATGGCCACCGCACGACCCGCTGTTTTTCGTACGCCAGCCCGACGGCACGATCCGCCAGCCCGCCGAGTGGGAACCGGGCCGGGTCTACGAATGCGATGCCGTCGGTACCGGTGCAATCGCGATCAAGCGATGGGTATTCGAGCGGCTGCTGGAATGTGGCAATGAGCTGCCCTTTTTTCGTATGACCTACGGCGAGGGTGGTGTCAGAGAAGACATGTACTTCGCGCTTCTGTGTGAGCGCGCGAAGGTGCGGCATCATTGCCATACCGGTGTGGAGATTCCGCACCTGAGCACGTCGTATATCGACAGTCATACCTGGCGCGTCTATTGCGCCGAGAAGGAGAAACTAGCATGACCGCACCTGGAGCTGAGCGTAGAGGGGTAGGGTTCCGCAAGATCACGCTGTTTGCCCTGGACAGCAGCGGCGATGTCGCCGTGTCCGGGACCACGGCGTATGAGGGCGTCGCCGTCAACGGAGCCAAAACGTTGACGTTAGAGGAGCCCGAATCGCGGGTGATCACCCATGTCGGCGACGATCGCGTGCTGGATGTGGACTCGCTGCCCCCGCAAGAGGGAATGAGCGGGGAGCTCACCATCAGTGGCGCCGACGACGACATAGACGACTTGGTGACCGATCGGATTTCCGTCAGCGTAGGGAACAACCGTCTGATGGGGATGGGCACCGACGTCGATGGCAACGAGAACCAGGTGGGGTTGCTCGCGTACCGGCAAACACTGGATGCGTCGGGCAACCGCAAGTGGGAAAGTCGTATCATTCCCAAATGTCTGCTGATTCCGCGTGCAAGTGGGTTCGACGACACACCCGAGGTCTCCAAGTTCTCCGTTAGACCGCAGATGTCGTCTCAACACCTCTGGGGTACCGATTTCGTATCCGGTACCGAAGGGTTTACCAAAGCCCAGGTGCTGCGGATGGTGAGCAACTATCAGCCGAAACTCGTGGGTTTTGAGGGTGACGGCACGACGGTCGCGTTCGTGCTGCCTGTTGCCGCCCCCGCCGTGAGTTCTGATGAGATCGCAGTGTGGGTCGCCGGGGTATTGCAGACGACCGGCGTGACCGCGGCAACCACGCAGATCACGTTTGCAGCGACGCCCGCAAGTGGGGCCGTGATCGTGGTTCTCTACGGGGTGGCCTAGTGGACAGGATCACCGTCAGCCAGGGAGACCTCGCCGTCACTGTGACGGCAGCGACGGCGCTCGTGGGAATGCGCCGCACGCGCCTGAAGCTCGAGGCGCGCCAGGCGGACGAACAGGACATCGACCGGCGGTGGCTGCGAGAGCTCACGTATCCCGACCTCGTGGCCGCCGTCGTCGATGCGCAGGGTTTCCCGGAGTGGCCGATCGGATTCAAGGAGTTCCTCGAGCTGCCCGATTCGTTCGTCGTCAAGTGGGAGGGCGCGGTCTACGATCTCAATTCGCACTGGCTCCCCGTGCGGGACGAGGATACCGAAAAAAAAGCAGACGTGCCTCCGACGAGCTCTATCGACGCCTGAACCTCTGGCACGCAGAGGCGTCGGAGGAGGACGAGTTGCCCGACGTGCAGCTCAACGATCCGGATGGCGCGTGGTACGTGTGGCGGCTGATGGAAGCTACCGGATGGCGGTTTCTCCCCTACCCGGGCGCGTTGCTCGACCAACCCGAGACCCTGATCGATGACCTGATGATCATCAGCCAGGCCAGCATGCACGTCAGAGAAACCCTCAAAGCGAAGGAGAGCGGTGAATAGCTCAGGGTTACGCGGATCCACGCTCAGAATCGATTCTGGGGCACGGGTGGAGGTGAGAGATGCCATCCGATCGTGAGCTGCGTGCCCTGCTGCGCTTTGGACTCGACAAACAGACGCTGCAGAAAACCAAAGACGGCGTCATCACCATCGAGGAAGCGCTTAAGCACGTTGAGACGCGCGCCGAGCAAACCCAACGCAAGATGGAGGTCCTCAGGCGCGCGGCGAACATTGGCCAGCAGATCTCGCAAGGTTTCACTGCTGCCGGTGCAGCGATCACCGGTCCTCTGTTGCTCTCGCTCAACGCCTATGTGCAACACGCGGGTCGCGCCGAAACCACGTCTCGCGACTGGCTCAACACGATGGATCGTCTGAGCCAGTCGCAGCAACGAATCGGGCGTATCGTCGCCGATACCGTGCTGCCTACGCTGGAGAAGGCGGCAGATATTGCCGAGGACGCCGCACAATTCGCCGAAGAGCATCCGGATCTCATCAAGGCTGCACTCAATGTCGGGACGGTGATGCTGGCGCTGGGGACTGCGGGATCGGCGGTCAGCCGGATGGCGATGATGGTTACCGAAATCGGCAGCATCCTGGCTGCAACTCAAAAGTTGGTGGCGGGAAGCGCTGGAGCGGCCGCGGTCGGGAAGGTTGCCGGAGGGGCCGCACTCGGGGGAGGGGTCGGCGGCGCTGTCGCGGTGGGCGGTCTGACGGCTATCGGCGCGCTCTTCCAAGGTGGATTGTTTATCGGTATGACCAAGATTGTCGACTCGATCACTGACAAGCTTTTCGGACGGGATGTCTACACGGGGTTCGACCTGTTCACGGATGCGGTCGACAAATTCACAGGATTCATCACTGGACAGTCTGGAGAAGGCACGAGCGAGCCCAGCTCCACCGGCGCGGCGGGGACCGCGGCAACGGACTGGACGCTGGCGCAGGACGCCTACATCTCGTATCGCGAGACCGCGATCGAGGCAGAACGATCGTATCAGGATCAGCGGCTGAGCCTGATCACGGCGTATGAGGAACAGCGCGATTCGGCGGAACGCAACTACGAGCAGCGGCGCAACCAAATTGTGGAGGACTATCAGCGACAGCGCGCGACTATCGAGGCGTCCTATGCCCGGCAGGAAGCGCGCCTCCTGGCCGATCATCGCGCCGAGCTCGTGCGGATGGCGGAGGACTATGCCCGGCAATCTGCCCAAGCGGAAGAGGAATACTACCTGGCTCGAGCCGAACGTGCGTCTCAGTATGGGGTTGAGGTGCAGCGGGCAGAGGAGGATCATCAACGACGTATGCAGCAACTGCGGCGGTCCTACGAGCGCCAGCTCGAGGATGCCGTGGTGGGACGGGATGCCATTGCGATCTATCGCGCGCGTCGCGACTACGAGGATCAGCGCCGCGATGAAGAGGAAAACTACCAGGTCCAGGCCCGTCGGGCAAGCGAGGATTATGCTCGCGAGATCGCCCAGATGGAACAACAGTTCCAGCGTCAACAGCAACTGCGAGAAGAAGATTATCAACAGCGCAGCGCGGAGACGATCGCGCAGTTTGAGGAAGAGCGGACGCAGCGGGCGGAAGATCACGCCATGGAGATGGAGGAGATGCGCCAGGATGCCGAGGAACGCCTCCAGGAGCTAGACCGCGAGCATCTCGATGAGATGCGACAGATGTATGAACAGCATCATGCTACGCTCTCGGAGCTGGATACTCAATATCAACGCGAGAGGATGCAGCGCGATTATGCGTTTCGGCGGCAGCTATGGGACCTAGGAGTGTTTCTGGGAAATGAACAGCGGACGGCTCAGGAGTACCAAGCGGCGATGCAGCGCGATTTCGCCACATGGTGGGAGCAAATGAATCGAGTTCTCACGCAACCGATTCAGGGGCCATCGGTGTCCGGACAGTCTATCACTGTCACTAGCCGGACGACTATCAATGGACAGTCCACCAGCGCGTTGGGCATGATGCTCGATCAGCGTGATGCTATCTTAAAACGGGAGATCTACGGCACGATCGACAGGATGATGCGATGACCACCTATCAGATCGGTACCTCAATCGCGACATTGGCTAATGTGGACACGGTATGTGGCATCCTCCCTCGCAGCCGGTATTCCCCCGGCAAGGAAATCGAGACGCACGCCGGTACGCGGGTGTATCGCGGCTATCCGCGCAGCGTGTGGACGTTCGATGCGCTGACGGTCGCGGTGTGGGACACGCTCAAAAATACGTATCTCGGCGGAGATCTCTCTGGCGAGACGTACGTGACCACGCGCGATGATGAAGACGACTGGGATAGCTATCGCGTGATCGCGCGGTTGCCGACTCCCGACAGTCTGCAGCGCTGGGGGGGCAGGTACCTGGACATCGAGATCGAACTCATTCTGGTGGAGGCGCCATGAACCTGCTGCAATCGCGGATCGGAGTCTATCTGGCGCCAACCACGGCCGTGTGGACCGGTACGGTCAGCAGCTACAGCACAACGACGTTTGTGGTCACGGTCAATACGGTATCGGGATCGCTCAACGCAGTCCTCGCCGGGATGGCGCTGATGGCGGGTACGCGCTATATCCGTGTGCGTGCGGTCGATGCCGGAGCGGGAACGATCACTCTGGCGGAGAATCCCGCGAATCTCGTGGCCAGCGACGCTGTCAGCGTGCGGCCCGGGCGATTCCCGTTCCCGCGATATCAGTTCATCAGCGATGCGGGGGTGATTTACAAAGACTACGACGTTGCGTACCCGGGCGCGAATGCGGCGATGCCGCCGATTGCGTGTTGCGTACCTGAGGTGATCATCGCCGCGACAGGGGAATCGGTCAGCGTGTCGGCAGACGATAGCGCCGGGATCGCGCCATCGAGCACGCCGCTGACGTATGCCTGGGATGCCGGGACCAACGGCACGGTCACCGGGTCCGGATCAGATGTGACGGTATCGTGGTCCGCTGCCGGATTCCGGTACCTCAAACTCACCGTGACCGATGCGTTGGGCACGAGCAGCGTCCGCTACATCCCGGCGTGGATCGGGATGGCCGCGTTCGAGGACGTCACGAGTGCGCGGCTCTCGTATCGCGACGGAGGATGGGAAGCCGAGATCGAGGTCGTCGTGCCGCCGGTGTACGTGCAGCGATCGCCGGTGGCCATCGTGGACCTGGATACGGACGAGGTCCTGTTCTTCGGTTGGATGCAGCAGCAGACCCTCAGTTACGACGACGAGATGTCGACGCTGCGGTTCGAGTCCCTCGGAGCCTGGTCCTACACCACGCGCATCTATTCGTATCCTTTCATCCTGACCAAGGAGTCCTCTCCGGATGAGTGGTCGGAGATCTTGAGCCTGGACCTTCGACGCGCCCTGTGGGTGCTGCTGTACTGGCATAGCACGCTGCCGCAACTGGTCAACGTGGTCATCCCGGAGACGCGCGCGATCGAGGGACAGGATTTCCAGGCGGGCACGCTGCGAGCCCAGGCGGACGAGGTCCTCGCCGCGGCGTTCTGGCAGGCGTTTAGCGCGCGCGCCGGGGGAATCACGATCGACGCGAACCCGCTCTACGAGGCGGATTGGACCGGCTACACGAATGAGGTCCTCGATGGGACCGAGGTCGTGGGGCAGATCGAGCAGGAGCGCCCCATCAGCGACATCTCCGAGGCGAGACTGTCGGGCGTGTATTACAGCTCGGGATGGGTGCCGCTGATCGTGCGCGCTCCGGTACACCCTGAGGACCTGGGCACCCCGGTGGAGGTCACCGGACTGGCGCCTGCCGACGCGGCGGAGCTTCGTCTCTGGGCGGGGCGCCATATCGCCGCGGCGAAGGCGCTGATCTACGACCTTGAGACGACCGTGGCCATCGATCCGGTGACGGATGTCATCATCGAGCTGCCGGACGGCACGGAGATCTGTCTGGACGAGATCGAGCTCACCCACGATGCGAAGTCGCTGGCATGGACGCAGACGCTCGGCGGGCGCACGTTCGATGATGCGCCCAGCACGGCGGATGAGGATCCGCCGCCCGAGATCGAGATACCAGATCCGGAATTCCCTCCAATCGACCCGCCGATCTGGGATCCGCTGCCGGAGGAAGCGTGGCCGTCTATTGTCTATGCAGCGACACTGGCGGCAGGCGTTTTTGTCACGAAGAACATTGTCGATCCAGAGGCAATACAGCCCACATGGGAGACGGCCAATGTCGGGTTGCCTACGCTAGATTGTCGGGAGTTTGCTCTGGACCCCTTTGCTCCTGAGGATCGCCAATATGTCATGCTAGAAGCGACCAGGACATTATATCGGCGAGAGGATGAGGGCTCGTGGACGGCGATTCTGACGAGTGCGCAAATAGCATCCCTCGTTGGGCAGGCCACTACAGCGATGGGATTCTGTGTTGATGCTGCCACGGCCGGTCGTGTGTGGGTCATCGCCAAAGCTGATGCGTTTTGGGAACCGATATGGGCGTTACGTTCTGATGACTACGGTGACAATTGGACTGCCACTGTAGTTCAGGCGGGTTACTACACCTACTCCGCATACGGGATTCGCGCATATGGCTCACGAGTGTTCGCTCGTGTTAACTGCACGGGCGGCGCGTTGGCGTATGTGCACTATAGCACGGATGGCGGGGCAACCTGGGCTGCCACGCACATCGACTGGAATGCTGACAATCCGATCTGGCTGAATCCTTTATCTCCTGATGGCGTATATGCCATGACGGATAACACAGGTAATCAGGACCTCAGTCGTGTGACGAACAGTGGCGGCAACACGCTCTTGCAGGATGGATTATCCCCGGCCCGCTGGGATGCGATGTGGTTTGATCCATCGGATGTCGACCATCAACGCCTGTTGCGTGGCGGGTACATGCATGTCACGACAGACGGATGGTCTGGCACAAACGCTCCTGATGCAGTTTCCCCAACGCCGATTAGCATAGCGCCTTACTCGTATTCGAACGAGCAGACAGACATCATCTTCGTCGGACTAACGATAACAGGTGGGACGCCACCTGTCCAACCCCATGCTGTGGGGATTTTGCTCAACGAGGATGATGTTACGGCTACTGGAATAGCTGGCGCAAACGCGGGTACGTCTCCATTCACTGACAGCATACCGTATACGTGTGGAGGTATCGCAATAGGAGGTATTCAGGCTATCCCATGAACCTTCAACGATACATGGATGGTGGCATTCAGGTGGTGCGCTGATGCCAAACGGTCTGCGACGGATATTCAAACAGACGCTTGACCGGCGGCGCCCGAAGGGGTACCGCTGGTCCGGGCTGCTCGGTGATTTCGGCGGAAACGTCACGGCGGACCGCCCAGGTGAGGTCTGGGTGCGCTTGAGACAGGCCGGATCGAACGGTTATTCTGTCGGTTCATTCCCCAATCGCGCGAATGTGCGTGCGTGGTATAACCTGCCGGTCTACGTCGAAATGGATCCGCTCACCGGAGAACAATACGTTTCGGGGACGGACAAGCTGGCCCAGGCGTATGGAGAGTCTGCGGGAAACACGGATACCGGTGGAGCAGAAGATCTGCCGTTGCATGGGGCGTATCACGGCTGGGGCGGAGACGATCAGGTTTCGTGGATCCACACGCTGCAGGTGTTTCCGCTACGTGTGCAGCCCAGCACAACCGTAGCGACGGTCATCGTCGAGCCGGGCGTGTACTATGCCAACGGGGTTACGTGCGTCCTGCAGGCTGCGCTGACTGTCGATCTATCCGCATATCAGCCCGTAGGCGGCGCAAAGTACCTGGTGTTGTACATCGACGATGCCGGGGCTGTAGGTGTTGTTGAAACTACATCTCTATCTGGAAACGCCTTACCCCCAAAGGGCACATACGCGCTGGGGATCGTCCGCTTGCGGGCGAATGGCGTCGTTGCCTGGCGCGACATGAGCGCCGATCTGCGGTTCGTGCCGCAGGATACCGGGTCGCAATTCACTCGGCTTCTAGATGCGCCTGATACCTATACAGGTTACGGTGGGCACACCGTGCGGGTGAACACATCCGAGGATGCGATCGAGTTCGTCGACGCGATCAATGGCACGGAGCACTACCTGGCGGCTTTCGACGCGACAGGCACGAAGATCGTTGACAGCGCCATTGTGGATGGGGTGAGTGGCGATGTGCTGACGATCGTCGCGACGCTGACAGCCGCTCGAACGTTAACGCTCCCCGACGCAAACGTGAGCATCACCGGCGGGGGGACACTGGCGATGGGAGGGTATACGCTGACGGTCCCGGCAGCAGGAACCGTGGCGCTGCTGGCGACGACCAACGTGTTCACGGCAGCGCAGACGATCAACGTCAACTCTGCAACCGCGTTCGTGGTTGAGCAGCCAGGTGTACATGACGACGTGCTCGTGGTGGATACCGCGAACGGGCGCGTCGGCGTCAATGGACCTCCGACCGCATCGGCATTTGAGGTTGTCGGCGACGTGCGCATTAGCGGCACAGAGGTCACGGTCGCAGGCAAGAACAAGCACGAGATCTACGTCTCTGATGGCACCGAACCGCTGTTCCGCATACAAACATATCGCTGGGATGGCGCGGCATGGGTCGCTGACGTTGGATACGGTTTTGGCTCCGGCGCGCTGCAAAACAACACGGGTGCGCTTGTCAGCGGTTTTGGCTCCGGCGCGCTGCAAAACAACACGGGTACGCATGTCAGCGGCTTTGGCCACGCCGCGCTGCGAAACAACACGGGTGCGTATGTCAGCGGCTTTGGCCTCTACGCGCTGTACAGTAACACGGGTGCGTATGTCAGCGGTTTTGGCCTCTACGCGCTGTACAGTAACACGGGTGCGCATGTCAGCGGCTTTGGCCACGCCGCGCTGCAAAACAACACGGGTGCGTATGTCAGCGGTTTTGGCGACGGCGCGCTGTACAGTAACACGGGTGCGTATGCCAACGGTTTTGGCGACGGCGCGCTGCGAAACAACACGGGTGCGTATGCCAACGGTTTTGGCTCCGCCGCGCTGCAAAACAACACGGGTGCGCTTGTCAGCGGCTTTGGCTCCGCCGCGCTGCAAAACAACACGGGTGCCAATGCCAACGGTTTTGGCCTCTACGCGCTGCGGTATAACCAAAGCGCTGATGTTATCGCCATCGGTGACAATGCCTGGGCTTCGTTCCTCACTAACACCGCAGGGGCAAAGACATTCGACTACACCGCCATAAATGCGGCTACGGATCGCATCACGGTCACTGCGCACGGGTTCGGCGCAATAGGCACCTACATCAACGTTCTGTACACGCAGGGCACGAGCGCCATTACAGGGCTGACTACCGCCACGGTCTATCAGGTCAAGATCATCGACGCCAACACCATAGGTTTCTACGAGGCGGATGGGCCTGGAGGGGCGAACCGCGGGACAAACATCACCGCCGCTGGCACAGGTACCGGACATACGTTGACCCCGCAGTACACGTACACCAGTAGCATCGTGATCGGGCACGACACCAACCCGACGAAGTCGTACCAGGTGACACTGGGGTCGAGCGACATTGTGGAAACGCTGTTGCGCGGGGTCGTGTTGGTGAACACCACGGCAACCGGCGGACAGTTGGCCGTAGATCAAGCCAGCACGACTGGAGCGCTGCCGGTGCTACTACTCGACCAGGGCGATTCGAGTGAGGAAGCGATCAAGGTTAGCTACGACGCTGCCGACGTAGACATGAAGATCATCAAGCTCAACGTTACCGGCACGCCAATCTTCGGCTGGGATGAGTCAGAAGATAAGTTCACCCTGAACAAAAGTTTGGACGTGACGGGGATGGTGCGCGGCACGGACGGGCTCATCACCACGCAGTCTGTGGCGAACTACAGCGATCCGCCTACCGACGCCGAACTGGACGCGGCGTTCGGCACACCGGCGACGTTGGGACGCGGGTTCATCGCGTTGTTGGACGACAACGACGCCGACACTGACGGCTACATCGTCTGGACAACAGACGCGAGCTGGTACTACATCAAGGCCACGAAGGCCGCATAGGAGAACTCATGAAACTGACATATGGAGACGTTATGCGAGGAATGCCGGCGATGTTCGAGCTGCTGCGACTCAAACCGGCACCGACGATCGCCCTAGCGGCGAAAATAACACGCAACTGCCGCCTGTTGCAGCAGGCGGCGCAGGATTACGAGGCCACGCTGAAGCGGCAGAAGGAGGCGGAACCAACATGTGACCGCGAGGCTCTTGGCGTAGAACTGATGGCCGTCGAGATCGACGTGGAGATCCACGTCGTGACCCTCGCGGAGTTGGTCGCTTGCGAGGAGAAACGCCCGGCGTTCGAGTTGCCCGCGGGGATTTTGTACGACCTGGCGTTCATGTTCGAGCTGGAAGAGCCGCTAACAACGAGTTAGCGGATGAGACGAAGCCGTCCCCACGCACGTGGGGGTGAACCGGCCCCGCCATTACGGCGGGGCCTTTTGCGTTTGTGGTGTACTTAGTCTGAGCAGGTCCTAGGATCGTCATCGAATACACTGTTTCGATCGGCGGCATGTTCTCGGTGAAGTGCCCGTTCCAAAGCATGTAGCACAGAGTTGGCCCATTCGTTGCGGACCGGATCGGATTCGTGCAGCGCATTCAGCGTGGCCAATGCCCTCCGGCGTTCCTCATCAGATAGGAACACCACAGCAACCTCCCCATTATCGATGGCGAGAAGGAGCTGCGTTATGCTGCCCTGGCCCTTCGTGGGGCCTCCCGGAGAGCTGTACCCCAGCTCTCCGGCGATTGCGTTGAGGCGAGCCCGGAAAGCGTTCCCGCTCCCCGGGTCTCCGGGAACATAGAATGTGATCGTAGCCATGGGTCCTTACTTTCCAGCAACGAACATGAGTGACGCGCGGGCAAAGTGCCGCGGAACGAACATGAATCCAAGCCGTGCCGCAAAATCATCACAACTGGTCTCGATAGCCTCAAATGGCTCTCCCTCTTCGACCTCAATCCAATAACCTCCGAATTGTCCCGGAATGACGAGATCTGAGGCTTCTCCATCACGAAGGGTCATCGTCACTTCGGTCCCGTCAGTCCACTGGGCTTTGATTGGTCCATCACCTTCAACAAAGAACCGCGCCGTCAGTGTCGCCATCGTTGCTCTCCTAGTTTTCTTCACAGTGCAGGATTAACGCGTTCGCATATGCCTCGTGATACTCCACCACGGCCGCTGCTAGGCTAGTGTGAACCATAGCCAGCGGTGCACCAAGCCCTTGGATGGTAAACGACTGATCACCGTCAGGGCGCCCTGCCATACGATAGTCGATCAGAGCCTGAGCAAGAAGCAGAACCGCTCTATCGATCCGCGACCGCATTTTGTCATCTGCGCTTACCGGATATATGCCACGCGGCTTGTGATCGCAGATCGCCGCGAATGCACTGACCTCCCCCAATACATATCGCTCATGTTCGACCACAAAACCCTCAAGCATACACAGCGTGCGCAGGTCAGCGCGCTCGTCTCCACCTTCCGTCAAGCAGATTTTGGCATCCCAGATAAATGTGTCCAGATCTCGGCGCTCATCCGGATTCGCACAAAGCGCCTTCACCCAGAACACGAGTCCTGCATGCCAAGGACGTGCCTTCCCCAGCAGAGTGAGTGCCACGCGCTCCACCTCCGTCACGTGACTGTAAATCGTCTTACCGGGAAGGCTGTTACGATGGACCACATCGTCAGACTTAAAGGACTCCCGACTCCCGGCACCACGGCCGCTGTGCTGGTACGCCTCGGTGTCGTTCAATTTGTAATAGAACGGCTCAAAGCCATCAGCATCGATGCCGAGATCAAACTGGTCCCCAATCGCAAGCTCCTCAAACGTTGTCATCTGTTGCCTCCTATCTGATCTGCCTCCATTATATAACTATATAGTTATACGTCAAGCAACAATCCGACACCAGTCCTGGGATTTTCCGAAATTGGTATCTAGAGCTTCCAGTTGGCGACGGGGGATGCGTTGCGGTGAGCAGCCTCGACATCAGCCTGGGCGATGGACAGGTAGCGCTTGACCATGTCGAGGGTCGTGTGGCCCAAGAGCTTCTGCAGACTGTAGATGTCACCGCCATTGCGTAGAAAGGTGATAGCGAACGTGTGGCGAAAGCGGTGTGGATGGACATCGGGGATGGCGGCGCGGCGGCCGAGGCGATCCAGGAGATGGCGGAGCTGCTGACGGTCCAGGGGACCCCCACCCTGTGTGGCAAAGAGCGGGGCGTCTGCGGGCATATCGTCACGTGCGGCTGTGTAGCGCCAGATCGCCTGCAGGGTTGGGGCGGAGATCGGGAGCATGCGTTCCTTACGGCCCTTTCCCATCACGACAAGATGACGCTGGTCGGTGCCGTTCGTCCAGGTGAGCACCACCTCCCGGTCCTCGCTCAACGACACCGCGAGGTCTGTGATCTCCGGCGGCAGAATCGCACACGCTGCAACCCGCACGCCTCGCTGGCCCGGCAGCACGAGCAAGATCAGCCTGTTTCCAGTCGCGCTGATGCAGTTCCTCGTCAATCCATTCACGGAAAGACTTTGTTGCCATATGTCAGTATTTTACTGCCTGGGACGCTGGCTGTGGCCAGCAGCGAAACAATGCATTGACATTTAATACCATTTTATGATATACTGGCAATCAACGTTGATGTTTGACCAGCTAGGAGGGGAATCAGATGGCTGATGGAGACAAATCTGAAGCAAGGTGCGTCACGATGTATCCCCAGGAATGGGATGCCGTAGATCTGGCAGCCGAATCCCGCGGATTGGTGACCGCCCGCGGGCCTAACACGTCGCAGATGCTGCGGCAGATCATCCGCGAGTGGCAGGAGGCGCGCGAATCGAAGGATGCATCTCAACCCTCCTAAAAGGGGAGGGCCGCGATGTGGGGGAAACACCGCGGCCCCGACACGGGAGGTGATGCCCCTGGCAGGATGGGCATCGTTGATCTCACTGTAACTTAGGAGGACGCTGATGTTATCAGTCGGGTTAAGTTTGGCGTTTGTCTGGGGTGTTGTTTGGGCGTTATTTCTGCAGTTCACCACGTTGGGTCGCTTCCTCGCCACGCGACGTACTTGGATCACAGTGGCTATCGGCGTCGGTGTGGACGCTGCCCTCTTGCTCTTGTGCCTGCCGTTCTCCGCGGTACTGACCATGCTCGCTGTCGTGGGTGCGTCAGCGATCGGCATCGTTGCCCGCTCGATGATCAACGAGCTTAATGACGAGCTGTCGATCCAGGAGTACCTGCATGGCCACAAAGACGCGGGTCGCTAACAAAACGATCTGGGCGCTCGAGGACATCATGGCCGAGATCCGCCGTGGGCGCAGGGCCTGGAGCAAGGCGCTGGAACGGGCGGAGACCCGCTCGGGTGACACCACCCTGCTGTTGGCCCTCGTCGAGATCCGCGATGTGCTGGCCTCAGTCGAGGTGCTAGCAATCGACGCGCGGCAAGACCGGTATCAGGGAGAGGGTCAGGAGCGCGTTGCATAATGAGTAATAACAGTAGCAGGATAACTCCGAATCTTCCGATCTTCCCTAACCAAACCATCCTCGGGGAGTGCCTACCCACAAACGATCTCCGGCTCCGTGAAAAGCGTGCTCTCTGCCTAGAATTGAGGTCGAGTTTACATAACATACATAGTCGGAAGTTCGAAGACCTAATTATGTCAAGTGAAAACGGGGTTTCGCGATTGGTTTTGGCCGGATACCCCACGCCATTCGTTTCGTCGCCCACGGCCCCATACGGTCACGGGCTCTCGTAATCACACCATTTTTCCAGAATCGTTCGGGGGAACGGGGGACACATGGACGACGGCAGGGACACGATCGACCAGATCAAAGACGCGATACACATTGACGACGTCATCCGCGAGGATGAACCATTGCAGGATCCCGGGCGCCGGTACCTGCACGGGATACGGCACGACTCCCTGGTCGTCGACACCGGCAAGCAGATCTACGTCTGGAACTCGCGGGGCGAGTCGGGCGACGTCATCACCTGGCTCGAGAAGCACCGCGGGATGGATTTCAAAGTCGCGGTGGAGCATCTCGCAGCAAAGGCCCATCTACAAGCGCCCGCATGGGGCTCGCAATCAGCCGAGGCGCGGATTGCGGCCAGGGTCAGGGCCGATGCCCTGGATGTGGCCGTGAGCTGGATGCACCACCGGCTCCTGGAGACCCCCGCGGCACGCTCTTACTGCGAGCATCGCGGGTGGACTGCGGAAACGATCGAGACGATGCAGCTCGGATACTGGAACGGTGACAGATCCGCGATGCAGGCGGAACTGCGACTACGCGGCGTCGATATGAACTTGCCGATCGTCCGCTCGCTACTGCAACTTCCCAGTGGAGCGGGCCACGGCTACCTCATCTACCCGCACCTGGAGTGGGGGCATCCATCTTACATCTCGATGCGGCTTGCCTACACCGGAGACAAGAAGGCCCTGCCCGCAGGGACACTGGCACACTACAACCTGCCGGTCGACCTTGCAGGCGAGCGCAAGCCCTACTGGAACGCGATCGCGATCCCAGGCGTGGGCACGATTGTGGTGGTTGAGGGGCAGGCAGATGCGGTCACACTGGAACAGCTCGCCATCCCGGCGGTAGCGCTCGCCGGCGTGAAGATCGGCGATACGGACGAGGGCCGGCGCTTGCTGCTGCTGCTGCAGAAACACACAGGCGTCTACGTGGGCCTCGATTGCGACGATGCGGGCGCCGCCGGCGCCCGCGCATTGGCCGAGATCCTCGGGCCGGAGATCCACATCGTTCACTGGGAGGACCACGACGTCAACGACTGGCTCCGGTCGTCCCCGCTGACCTGCACCACGCGCAAGATCGAGGCGCTGCTCAAGTCGGCGCCAATGTACGTCGAGGAACTCGCGAAATCCGTCATCACGACGGAGAACAGTGAGCGACAGAAGACCCTCCGGGATCTGTTCCGCTTCGTCCTGCGAATGGCGCCGTTCGTGCGCGACGTGTACCGCGAACAACTTGCGACGGCGGCCGGGCTCAAACTCCGTGAATTTGATCGCCTTCTCAAGTCCGCTGAAAACGAGGGGGGCGCGGGGGGAGGCGAGAACGAGGACCTGATCTCGATTCCCACGATCGGCGGGCTGATCGACAACTATCTGATCGAGACGCTCTACAAGCCCGCGGACGGCGCTGCCGGAGCGACAGCGAGGAACCCTGGCGAGACGTGGTTTGGGTTGCGTACACCCGACGGCATCATCCAGACCGCCAAGCACGTCGACATCGACGGCTGGCGCTACGTCCCCCCCAGTCCCGAGAGCGCGATCCTCATCGAAGGCGTGGTGCGGTTTGCACCACAGGTCGGTGAGCTGATGTCCACCCGCGATATCATCCGCAAGATCCAATCCCTGATCCACAAATACGTCGACATCGACGTCTTCTACGAAACCCTGAGCGCCTACTACGTGCTCTTCTCCTGGCTCTACGATGCCTTCAATACCCTCCCGTACCTCAGGGTGCTCGGTGATGCAGGCACAGGAAAGTCCAGGTTCCTCCAGGTTGTAGGCACGCTCTGCTACCGCCCGATCACGGTCACCGGCGCCGCGACCACGTCGCCAATTTTCCGCCTTCTGGACCGCTACAGGGGCACCTTGGTCATGGATGAAGGCGATTTCAAATCCTCGGACGAGTCCGCGGATATCGTCAAGATCCTGAACACCGGCTACCAACGCTCGCAGGGCATCGTGCTGCGCGCCGGCGCCAAGGAAAACGACTTCGACCCCGAAGTCTTCATCTGCTACGGTCCGAAGGTAATCGCGACTCGCCAAAAGTTCGCGGACTGGGCACTCGAGTCACGATGTCTCACGAAGGAAATGGGCGGACCTACGACCAGACAAGATATCCCCATCGAGCTGCCAAGAGATTTCTGGACGGTCGAGGTGCCTGAGTTGCAGTCGTGTCTGTTGCGCTACCGCCTGGAGCACTGGCGGCCGGGGATGGAGCTGGATTACAGCCAGCTCGATGCCTCGATCGAGCCACGACTCAACCAGGTGATGCTCTCCCTCGTCTCGATCGTCGACGACACCGACCTCAAGGACGACCTCCGCTCCTTCATGCGCGAGTACAACGCGCAACTGATCAGCGAACGTGGGCTCACGCTCACGGCCAAGGTCCTGGAGGCGGTCATCGCTCAATGGAACCTCGAAGAGGACAAGGACGAGGCGCACCGGGACATGTCGCTCAAGACGATCGCGAACAGAGCCGACCAGCTCATGGACTTCGAGAACCTGGACGAGGACGAGGAGTACCAGGGACGAAAGCTCACAGGCAAGAAAGTCGGCGAGATCGCGCGGAAACAGCTCCAACTTCAGACCTCGCGCTCGGCAGCACAGAACGGACGGTACTGCGTGGTCTGGAATCAGGCACGAATCGACGGGCTATGTGCCCGTTACGGGATCGACGACAGCAGACTGGCCGAGATTCTGGCCGCGATCTTTGACCGTGAGGCCAAGGAAGCCGAGCGTGAGGCCCAGAAGACATCGTCAGCGCAACAGGGGTTCGGTGGCGCGTGACTTTTCATGAACTTATGAACTTACATGAACTTTCTGGAGGGGTATAGAGGGCATGAAAAAGAAAAATCGAGAAACCCCCCTTGTATGGGGTCTAGAAAGTTCATGTAAGTTCATAAGTTCATCTATGGAGCGTCAGCGGCAATATTGCATTGCACCGATCTGCGCGCACGACACATCACTCAAACAAATCGGCTTAAATCGTATGAACTTATGAACTTACATGAACTTTGATTGCGATAAGCGGCCATTTTGGAATCGGGCTTATAGGCTATATCTATCTTGCTAATAGGGTTTATGAAAGTTCATGCTGCGCGGGGAAGTGAAAGTTCATAAGTTCATGGAAAGGAGATCCAATGGTGACTGAGGGACAGTTTCGAGAGGCGTTTTGCGTCAAAACAGAGCTTTGCACAGTGCTTAGGACAGCGACAGATCGCGTTTCGGTGCGGATCGATGGTCCTCACATGATCACGATCAGGATGGAGAACTCAGACAAGGGGCGGTACCAAGACATTACGATCTGCGGGAACTTCGTGATTCAGTGGGGACCGTATGAATGGTCGGAGGCGATTCCGGAGAATGACGCGCCACGGATCGCCGATGACCGGCTCTTGCGACCTGTGGCGAGAGCGATCTTGGCTCAGATTGAGCGTGAGGATACGAGTTGCGAGAGCGTGGCGCAGGCCGCGGCTGCACTCATCGGATCCGAGGTCAAGCTGACCGGACGCAAGGTCGGAGTCATCGCGCGCGATGGATTGGGGCTTACGACGCAGAAAGCAGGTGCCAAGGGGCGGTACTGCATCGTCGTGACCCAGCAGGATTGGGAGCGTCTCGTATGTACATACGGGGAGGTGGACGATGTTGCTTGAGGCTGCTCGGCGGATTGCGGATGAGGTGATGGTGGCGCTCGCGCCGCAGTGCGAGCGTATCGAGGTGGCCGGATCGATTCGGCGGCTCGAGCCCGAGGTCGGCGACATCGAGATCGTGTACGAGTCGAAGCTGAGGACGATGCAATCGAGCTTGTTCGACGGGGTCGCGACCGAGATGTATCCACTGGCGTTCGATCTGATCGACGAGCTGGTCGAGCGCGGAGTGCTGGTCTACGACACAGATGTCCGGCGCAACGGACCGCTCTACAAGCGCATGGTGCACATGGCCAGCGGGGTGGTTGTCGAGCTCTTCCGGGCCACGTGCGAGAACTGGGGGCTGATCCTGGCGCTGCGGACAGGCCCGGCCGAGTTCAATAAGATCCTGGTTGCCCACGGATGGGATCCGGGCGTGAACGGGATCCTCCCGCCTGACGTGGCGATCCAGGGCGGGACGGTGTACGTGCGGGGGGTCGCTCGATCGGTCCCCGAGGAGACCGATTTCTTTCGACTCATCAATGTGCCCTGCTGGCCGCCACACGCGCGGCATCCGGGTAGATTGCGCCTAGCGCAGAAGGCCCAGGCGACCTTGACCAGTTTTGAGTGAAGGAGGTGAGGCAATGAGCGCGGTTTCTGATGTATTGGAGCGGGTAGAGCGTGGGGAGGCCACGGCGAGCGATGCCGAGTTGCTCCGCCAGCAGCTCGGGCTGCAGATGCTGGCCCGGGTGCGTCAGAACGGAGACGGCGAGAGCTCGCGGCGCCTTCAGGAGCGCGTCATGGAACAGATCCGGCGACATCGCATCGCCGACGGATGGAACGATTCGCAGCTCGCTGCGCGCATGGCGTTCTGGTCCGTGGTCGAGATGGCGCACATGCTCCAGTGGGTCGATCTGCCCACGTCACGGCTCATCCAGGTGGGCAGCGGGTTAGCGTACACGCCGGAGGCAGTGATGGAGCTCCTGGCGGACAAGGGGTTGCCGCTGCTGTTGGCATGCGAGCTATGGCTGGACAGCGGCATCGACCTGGACGTGTCTCGGCTTCGGTGGTCGGAGTACCTGGCGGCTGCGGCAGAGCCGCTGTTGGCACTGGCTGAGCTGCTGGGGATCGACCTCGTGGCTGCGGTGTGCGAGAAGGTTAACACAAAGGCGTCAATCGACGTGAGATGAGAGGAGGTTCTGAGATGTTGCCGAGCATGGCGTTTGGTGTCGGGTATGTCTGCGGGGCGGTGATCGCGTGTGCGGCGTTTGCGATCGCGTTTCGCCGGGTGTTCTGGCCGAAGGGGGGCGGGCATGAAGACGCTAGCCATCGTTAATCAGAAGGGCGGGGTGGGCAAGACCACGACCGCGGTGACGCTGGCCCACGGGTTGGCGATCCTCGATCGGCGCGTGCTCCTGATCGACTTAGATGCCCAGGGCAATTGCGCGGATGCGCTCGGGATCTCCAAGCGCGACGGGTTGTACAGGTGGATGGTCCTCGACGAGGATGCGATCGTGAACGACGTCAGGCCGGGACTGGATCTGATCCCCGGCGACAAGACGACGGTGAAGGCGAAGAAGATCCTGTCGGGGGAAGCGTTCTCGGAGCGCGTCTTACGCGACAAGATCGAGTCCCTGACGGATCCCTACGACCTGGTGATCCTGGATAGCGCACCGGGCGCGGACGTGCTGCAAATCAATGCGCTCGTGGCGGCTAGCCATTTTCTCATCCCGGTGAGCCTGGCGCATCTGGCGACGGTGGGCGCGGTCGACGTTTTGGGCACGGTGCAGAGTCTCAAGAAGGTGGGGGCCTTCACCGGCGAATGGTTGGGGTTGCTGCCCACGATGTGGGACCGGGCGACCAACGAGTCGCACGCTCAGCTCAAGGCAATGGCCGACCGTTTCGGGCGGATGATCTGGCCCCCGATCCCCATCGACGTCAAGGCGCGTGAGTGCCCCGGAGCCGGGCAAACACTCTGGGAGTATGCTCGCGCGGGGCGCGCGATCAGTGGCGTGGCCGAGGGGAAAGAACACTCGGGCGGCTATCTGCGAGTTCTGCAACGGTTGATCGATGAGGTGGAGCTATGAATAGTCCGTGGGATGGTCTGAGTCCGGATGTGGATGCGGTGTTGGCCGGCGGGGAGCGGCGGCAGGAGTCGCGCAGCCTGACCCGCGCGGAAAAGAAAGAGCGATCGCGACAGGCGGCCCGTGTGCGGGTGACGCTCGATGTGCCCGACTGGCTGAAAGCCGAACTATTACGGCTGGCGGATCAGGAGCAGACCTCGGCGAGTAGCATCGCCGCGTTTTTGATCGCTCGCGGGATCCGCGAGCTCCGTAAAGGTACTCTCGTGCTATCCAAAACGGCGTCCGAGAGTCCCAAGTTCGTTTTCCTGGTCGAGGTTTCAGAGAGTGACGCGGGCTTGTGACCGCATAGGGCGACGCAACAGGGGTGACGTTATGCAAGCCAAGGGCGACACAGTAGGGCGCCACAATAGGGCGACACAGGAAAAAACACAGTGGCACCCTTTACCCTTGTAGGATGGTCCAGGACGCGTTATTTCAAGGGTGCAAGGGTAAGTGGTCGATACGGTGAGGAGGCGCGAAAGCGAGGCGGAGAATGCCAGTAGTGTTGAAGGTCAATTTGGCGCTATCTCTGTTCGTAGGATTGCTCGTCGCGGGAATCGCAGCCGTGTGCGGTAGCTCGGTTTGGTGGGTGTGGGGTCTCGGGACCGCCGGATGCGAGTCGTTTGCCCTGGCGATCGTCCAGGGCGGTTGCGGGCGAGATGCCCAAGGAGATTGAGCATGGCCGTTGTGGCGAGTCGGTGCGCATGTTGTGGATGCGAGGTGTTCGTCGAGAACGTCGAGGCGATGGAAGCGCGGCGGGCCGCGGGCGAGGCTGTTTTCTGCGACGGGTGCATGACGCTGCCCGAGGGCATCGCCGAGTTTCTCATCAGGATCAACGATTTGGGAGAGTGGCTCTACGCGTTGTGCAACGAGTTGACCGGCCGGGGACGGACATCCCCGACCGGTCGGTAGGAAATCCGGGCGGATTCCTACCTCCATTGTAACGGAGGTGCGCATGATCTTCAATGAAGGTGACGTTGTCGATGTCTGTCCGACGTGTGGGCAGGTGATCGATCCGGAGCTGCGACGCAGGCCGGATGCGCGCACGACGTACCGGCGACCGTCCCCACATTTTCCCCCTCACATCGTGGGCATCGTGGCCGCTCCGCCTGCAGAGCGTTGGCAATCGGTCGAGTACCGTACGCCGGTGCGGGCTGCGACCAGGGAGGCGGATGTGATCGTGCCGGTGATGCAGGCAGCGATTACGGGGGTCCTGGGGAGCGTCGTCATCGGTATCGCTATGGTCGCGGCGAGGCTGCAGTGGCGATGTCCGTGGTGGACGGTGCCCCTGGTAGCCGTGATCGCGGGATGTCTGATTACGGCGGCACAGTGGATGCGGCTGCTCTCCGAGACTCACAAGCTTTTGGTCAAGGTGAAACGGCTTGAGCGACCGGTCGATCTGGGTACGCCTGGGACTGCAACGCGGGAGACGCTGCAGGTCGAGATCCGCGAAGTCGGCGACACGAATGTCCGCTGGACGATCGACGAGCTGCCGATCTCGCGGCAGCAGCTCGCGGCAATCGCACGGTCGGTCCGGTCGGGCGCGCATCGCTGGAGCCGCCGAGACCTGGCGACGAGCGGCATCGGAGATGACCGGGCGCGTGAGATTTTGGCGGCGTTGGAGCAGTACGGCTATCTGGCGTATCCGAACGGGCGAAACCACCCGGACGGGGCCTGTCCCACGGCGAAGGGGCGGGCGCTGTTTGGAGCGCTGTAGGTGGGGGGGTGGGGGGGGGGT